GGTGACTCCCATGAGGCAGGGTATGGATGCAAATCAGCAACGACAAACTTCCAGCGGAGCCAAACCGCTTTCACCAACACGGCTGGAGACTGGTGACAACCCCCATGCGTGTTAGTGCTGGACGCAGGGAGCCCCGAACAGTAGCAAGCAAAGACTTGAAGGAGGTAGTTCGGTTACTTTGCGCCAGCAAGAGAAATCTACCATAGGAAATGAAAAAAAGCCATAATCCCCCAACATCACGCCCACAACCCACAAGGACAATCGTGAACATAGAACACATTGATGACATTCAGGATGACCAGCCAGAGCCAAAAAAGAAGAAGGCTGGTAGACCCAAAGGCACATTTGGCCTAAAGCGGCAGATACAGGAATACGCTAGGAATCCCGCCTTGGCCTTGCCTAAGACTGACCATCAGCGGTTAAAAGAGTTGAAGGATATGCTTATCAAGTCTAGCGGTAAGGATGTTGTGGAGAAGATGATTTCCATTGCGTTGAATGACAATCACCCTGCTCAAATGGCAGCTATCAAGATGTGCGTTGATAGGACACTGCCTGTATCCATGTTTGAGAAGGATAAGAGCCAGAGGAGTGCAGTCAACATTACGATCACAGGGATAGGCGCACCTACAGTTGCCACAACGACAATTGAGCCAGAAGATATAGAAGACATCGAGGCTAAGAATGGCTGATCTGAACTTTGCGCTATTGCCGTGGCAGCAGGAGGTGTATGCTGATAAGACGAGGTTCAAGGTTGTGGTTGCTGGCAGGCGCTGTGGTAAGTCACGCCTAGCCGTTACCACCTTGCTGATTGAGGGTCTTAGCTGTCCAAGTGGCTCAGCGGTGCTGTACGTTGCGCCCACCCAAGGTCAGGCTCGTCAGATTGTCTGGGATGTGTTGTTGGACGTAGGCCGTGAGATTATCCAGTCTAGCCATGTAAACAACATGGAAGTGACCTTGATTAATGGGGCCAAGATATACGTCAGAGGCTCAGACAGACCTGACACTTTGCGGGGTGTGTCATTGACTTACGCAGTCTTGGACGAGGTAGCTGACATTAAGCCTGAGACTTGGGAGCAAGTTATTAGAGCCAGTTTGTCCGACAAACGTGGTCGTGCCATGTTTATTGGTACGCCAAAGGGTAGAAATTGGTTCTATGACCTGTACAACTTGGGGCAAGAGGAGCAAGACCCTGACTGGAAGTCATGGCATTTCACCACCAAGGACAACCCTTTGATTGATGAGGCTGAGATTGAGAGTGCCAAGAAGACCTTATCTTCCTTTGCCTTTAAACAAGAATATATGGCATCCTTTGACAATGCTGGCTCTGATGTCTTCAAGGAGGAGTGGATTAAGTATGGGGAAATCCCTGAGAGGGGTTCTTATTTCATTGCGGTTGACTTAGCGGGGTTTGAGGAGGTGGCTAAACAGGCTGCTAATTCTAAGAAGCGGTTAGATCAGACTGCTATATCTATAGTGAAGGTCACTGATGATGGTAAGTGGTATGTAGAGAAGATTGAGCATGGTCGGTGGGACATTCGGACTACGGCTGTGAACATTCTGATGGCTATCAGGGACTACAAGCCGCTGAGTATTGGGATTGAGCGTGGGGCGTTGAAGAATGCGGTACTTCCCTATTTGTCTGATTTAATGCGAAAATCGAACATATATGCTCATATTGTGGATTTGACGCATGGGAACAAGAAGAAGTCAGACAGGGTGATTTGGGCATTGCAGGGACGGTTTGAGCATGGCAGAATAGTGCTTAATAAGGAAGAAGACTGGACAGAGTTCCTAGATCAACTGCTGATGTTTCCATCGCAGGGTGTTCAGGATGACTTGCCGGATTCCCTTAGTTATATAGATCAGTTGTCTATAACCTCTTACTTTGAGGCAGATGATGAAGACGAGTGGCAACCCGTGGACATTATTTCTGGAGTTTAGATGGCAACAATGGGAAACCAAGGGCAAGGAATAGTAGGAGGAATGTTTCCTGACTATTTCAGTGCGCCAGATGTAAACCCACTTGCACCATTTGGTTTGCGCTATTCTGAATCTTTAGCCGATCAGCCTCAAATCAAAGGTCGTGGCTATTTAGGCGCTATTCCTACGGCAGAAGGAATGCCGATGACAGAGTTGTCATCATCCTTTGAGTTAGATGGTCAAGTAATACAGCACCCTTTAATCGTTCCCACCTTGACATCGCAAGAAATTCAGTTTTTGCAGATGGGTGGCGAGCCAACTCCTGAAATCTATAGTAAGGCACAACAGTTCGCCTTAGAACGAATCAAGCAGGGCTTCAGCCCATTTGCAACACCACAAGACTTGCGAATGCCAATGCCAGAAGCTAAACCAATGTATACCGACCCCTTTGCAAATACAATCGGTTCATCTATAAGGTAACACTATGGCAACAGACAAACAAGTGAAATTAGAGCAAAACGAGTTCTACCAGCCGACAGAAGCTGACAAAGAGCTAACTGCTTTTGTTACTGACCACTGCCAACGGTGGCGTGACTACCGAGATGTCAACTTCCTCCCTGATTGGCTAGAGTACGAACGCATCTTCCGTGGTCAATGGGCTTCTGAAGACAAGACCCGTGAATCTGAGCGTAGCCGCATCGTCACCCCCGCTACCCAACAAGCCGTAGAAACCCGCCATGCCGAGATCATGGAAGCTATCTTTGGTCAAGGCGACTTCTTCGACATTGAAGACGATCTTCAAGATGTAGACGGTAATCCATTGGATGTTGAGCTAATCAAGGCTCAAATGATGGAAGACTTCAAGAAGGACAAAATCAGAAAAGCTATCGACCAGATCGAGTTGATGGCTGAAATCTATGGGACAGGCATTGGCGAGATCATTGTCAAGACTGAAAAAGAGTACATCCCAACAACCAAGGCAATCCCCGGCCAAGTTGGGCAAGCCGCTATTGGCGTGACTGAAAAAGACCGTATTGCGGTCAAGATCATGCCTGTTAACCCTAAGAACTTCTTGTTTGACCCCAACGGTACAAGCATTGATGACTGTATGGGTGTGGCTATTGAGAAGTACGTCTCAATTCACAAGGTTGTCCAAGGTATTGAACGTGGTATCTACCGAAAGGTTGACATCACCCCTACCTATGAAGACACTGATCTTGAGCCAACCCAAGAGGTTTCTCAGTATCAGGACGAAAAGGTACTGTTGTTGACCTACTACGGTCTTGTGCCTCGTGAGTACCTGAACAACTTGGAAGAAAACAAGGACATTGTTGAGTTGTTCCCTGAGAATTCAGCGGCTGAAGACTACACCGACATGGTTGAGGCCATTGTGGTCATTGCCAACGATGGTTTGTTGTTGAAAGCTGAAGAAAACCCATACATGATGAAGGATCGTCCAGTTTTGAGCTACCAAGATGACACGATTCCCAATCGTTTGTTGGGTCGTGGCACTGTGGAAAAAGCCTTCAATATGCAAAAAGCTATTGATGCTCAGACCCGCAGCCACTTGGATTCACTGGCATTGACTACTAGCCCCATGATTGCAATGGATGCTACTCGTTTGCCAAGGGGTATGAAGTTTGAGATCAAGCCGGGCAAGGCAGTTCTTACCAATGGCGCACCTTCTGAGATCATTTACCCCTTCAAGTTTGGTGAAACCAGCCTGAATAACCTCAATACTGCCAAGGAATTTGAGCGTATGTTGTTGCAAGCCACTGGAACATTGGATTCTCAGGGCATGGTTAGTAACGCTTCTCGTGATGGTTCTGGTATGTCTACTGCTGTAGCTACCATTATCAAGAAGTACAAGCGCACTTTGGTCAACTTCCAAGAAGATTTCCTGATTCCGTTCATCAAGAAGGCTGCTTTCCGCTTTATGCAGTTTGACCCAGAGCGTTATCCTTCTGTGGACATGAACTTTGTGCCAACTGCCACCTTGGGCATCATTGCTCGTGAGTACGAACAACAGCAATTCATTGGTTTGTTGCAGACTCTTGGCCCTAACACCCCTGTTCTGCCTCTGATTCTCAAAGGAATCATGCAAAACTCTAGTCTGACCAACAGATTTGAGTTGATTGCGGCTTTGGATGAGATGATGAAGCCAAATCCTGAGCAACAGCAGATGGAACAGGTTCAACAACAGTTGGCATTGCAAGCGGCACAGGCTCAGATTGCTGTTTCTACCACTCAGGCTGAACAAAATCGTGCTGAAGCTACAAAATTGTCTGTTGAGGCGCAGTTGTTGCCTCAAGAAGTACAGTCTAAGAATATGGCGGCAATGACTAAGAATCTTCCTAATCAGGATGACCAAGCATCTCGTGAGTTTGACAAGCGAGTTAAGATTGCTGAGTTGATGCTCAAAGAAGCAGACATCAAAAACAAGTCTAAGATTGTTGAATTGCAGATGAATAATGCCAAAAGCAACGTAGTAGACATGGAAAACGAGTTTCTACAAAACTTAAATCAGGAGTTGGCAAATGGCAATCGATAAAATCTTCAATGATAATAATGTTGATGGCATTGCAGATAATATCTTTAATGCTGTTAACAATTCTGTGTCCGAAGTTAAGCAGATGCAACAGCGTAAGGCCGCTGAAAATGCTCAAATGGTTGTCCAGTCCCTTAAGAAGATTGACACCGACATTCGTGACAAGTATGACAACGTAACCACTGCCCTTGAAAAGCGCATCGTCACTATTAAAGATGGTCGTGACGGTATTGATGGTAAAGATGGGCGGGACGGTAAAAACGGCAAAGATGGACGGGATGGCAAAGATGGCAAGACAGGGCCACAAGGCCCTAAAGGTCAAGATGGAATAGATGGTCTTGATGGTGTATCAGTTTCCAATGCCAACATCGACTTTGATGGTTCTTTGATTATTGCTTTATCTGACGGTAGAGAGATCAACGTAGGTGAAGTGGTTTCGACAGAGCTACAAGACCGCATTAAAGTTATTACCAGCGGTGGCGCAGGTGGTGGTGGCGGTAGTGGAACTGTGTCAAGTGTTGCTGTTTCTGGTGGAACAACTGGATTGACTACAAGTGGTGGCCCAATCACCACATCTGGAACAATCACATTAGCTGGCACATTGGCAGTTGCTAATGGTGGTACTGGCACTGCTACTCCTAGCATTGTTGCTGGAACAAACATCACAGTAACTGGCACTTGGCCTAATCAAACGATTGCGGCATCTGGTGGTGGTGGTTCAGGAGATGTAGTTGGCCCTTCCTCTGCAACAGACAATGCCTTGGTTCGGTTTGACAGCACTACTGGCAAGTTAATTCAAAACAGCGTTGTAACTGTTGCTGATACAACAGGCAATATGTCTGGTGTTGGCACATTGTCAATGAATGGTGAACTGACCTATGGTGGTGTTACGCTTAATAATGGCGTTACAGGTACTGGCAAGATGGTTCTTGATACCAGCCCTACATTGGTTACCCCTGCACTTGGCACACCAACAAGCGGTACTTTGACAAATGCAACTGGTTTGCCAATTTCTTCTGGCGTATCTGGTCTTGGTACTGGTGTAGCAACTGCTTTGGCTGTAAACGTGGGTTCTGCTGGCGCTGCTGTTGTAAATGGTGGCGCTTTAGGCACTCCATCTAGTGGCACTGCAACTAACTTAACTGGCTTGCCTTTGTCTACAGGCGTAACGGGTACTTTGCCTGTGGCTAATGGTGGTACAGGTCTAACTACACTTACAGCCAACAATGTCATTTTAGGTAATGGAACATCAACACCTTCATTTGTAGCCCCAAGCACAGCAGGAAACGTTCTGACAAGCGATGGCACAACTTGGGCAAGTACGGCTCCATCGGCTGGCGGCATCACTTACACCACCACTAAAACAGCTAACTACACAGCCGTAAAAAATGATGGTGTGCTAACCAACACAACTGCTGGTGCATTCACTGTTACCTTGCCAGCATCTCCATCTAACGGCGATCAGGTAATTGTTGCTGATGCTGGCGGTACTTGGGGAACAAACAATTTAACTGTTGGTAGAAATGGCAACAACATTTCTGATTTAGCAGAGGATTTAGTCTGTGATATTAGTGGTGCATCTGTTCAGTTTGTTTACAACAGTTCTGGTACAGCATCTTGGGAAGTATTTACACAGATTGGCGGTAACGGTGGAACAGCAGTTACTTTAACTGGCACACAGACGCTGACCAACAAGACCCTTACTGCTCCTACTATTGCATCGGCTAATCTAACTACAGCCTTAACTCTTGCTGGTGCGGCGGGTACTAATGGACAGGTGCTTACAAGTGCAGGATCGGGATTGCCAAGCTGGACAACTTTGTCTGGTGGTGGAATATCAACCATTCTTGCGTCAACATCTTTTCCAGTAGCAGCCGTGTACGACATTACAAACATTCCCGCAACTTATGCTTATCTAATTTTACAAATTACTGGGGTATCCAGCGATACGGCGGCACGACAAGTTAGGCTTCAATTCAGCACTAACAACGGTTCTAGCTTTGATACTAACACCGCAAATTATGAAGGATGGAGAACTGGAATCGGTGCAAATGATTTTACTGCAAGCACACAAGTGATTCCAATTGGAGATGCAACAGCGGCTCAGACAGTGGACACAACCATTCAGTTAAAAGGGTATCAAGGCGGCAGTTACCCAATGTACGAATCACGGGCTCTCGATGGCGCAGGTAATGCTAGACACCTTATAGGAACCTATATTGGAAGCACCAGCGCTATTAACGCCATACGCATTTTATGGAACTCAACTGGCAATTTTGACGGCGGGACAATCGCTTTATTTGGAGTATCTTGATGCAAAAAGCTGTATATAACCATGAAACTGGTCAGACTAATATAGTGACAATGATGGCAGAAGAACAAGCTGAAATTGTGGCGGGATACTTTACTCTACCTACTGCGCCACCTGCACCAACCAAAGAACAACTGCTTGCAGAGTTGCAAGTATTGACAGCAAAAATTAACGCACTGGGATAACTCATGGCAAATCTATCATCAATCATTACGCCAACCAATATTGTTACAGCGGAAAGTACAACTACGCTAACCAACAAGACAATTGCTTTTGGTAGCAACACCTTATCCGATGTGGCAAGTCTGTCTACAGCCCAGACCTTTACAGGTACAAAGACCTTTACAGGCACATCATCAGCCAAAGCGATTGTTTTGAACGATGCGGCTGAAGTAGCAACAGTATCTGCAACAGCGGCAACTGGCACGATTGCTTATGACATCACCACTCAGTCGGTGCTGTACTACACCTCTAACGCAAGTGCCAACTGGACAGTAAACTTCAGAGCCTCTAGTGGTACATCTTTGAATACGTTGATGGCTACAGGCGAATCAATGACTGTGGCTTTCTTGGTGACTCAGGGTTCTACTGCTTACTACAACAGTGCTGTGCAAGTTGATGGAACTACATCAGGTGTGACTACAAGATGGTTTGGTGGTGCGCCTACTGCGGGTAATGCTAGTGGCATCGACAGTTACCGCTATCTCATCATCAAAACAGGCAGTGCAACTTTCACAGTCTTGGCAAGCAACACACAATTTAAGGCTTAACCCATGCCATTACAAGCAACATCTGGTGCGGCTTCTCAGGATGCCTTTGGTGGTAATGGTGTGGCTGTTGTGCCTAACTACATTGAGGATGTGTTCTCGACTTATCTGTATACGGGTAACGGAGCTACTAATCAAACAATCACAAATAACATTGACTTGTCTACAAAAGGTGGCTTGGTTTGGATAAAAAACAGGCCAACTACGCCGTCCCATTTTCTTTCTGACAGCGGAAGTAGTTTTGCTTCTTATATGTCCTCAAATGCAACAACTGCAAACACTAGTTGTTCTAGCTTTTTTGCCGCAACTACAAGTGGATTTACATTAACTGGAGCTGGTGGGGGTCTTACTAATAATACTGGTGATGGTTACGTCTCATGGACATTCCGCAAGCAGCCTAAGTTTTTCGATGTTGTGACATGGACTGGCACAGGTGGTTCTAGAACAATCACTACGGCGTTAAATGGCACTACAGGTTGTATTATTTTAAAGAGGACTGACACAGCAGATCAATGGTGGGTTGTTCACAGGTCTGGGGCAAATGGTTTTGACAGCTATGGAATTCTTAACCAAACAGCGGCCTTTACTGCGACAGGTTCTGGAATATCTTCTGTAACTGATACATCATTTACTATTAGTTCATATTACAACGGCTCTGGCTCAACTTGGGTGGCGTATATCTTCGCCCACAACGCAGGGGGCTTTGGCCTGACTGGTACGGACAATGTGATTAGCTGTGGGTCTTATACGGGGACAGGGACTGCTGGTAATGCTGTAACTCTTGGATATGAGCCACAGTGGGTGCTGATTAAGCGTACTGATACAGCTGGTAATAACTGGCTTGTGCAAGATGTCATGAGAGGCATTCCTAATGCTGGCTCATCGTTTTATTTATACCCAAATACGTCTGACGCTGAAACTGATGGTGGAGTTCCTACAGTAATTCCTACAGCAACAGGTTTTACATTGCCATCTTATGGTAGCTGGAACGCTAATGGTGGAACATTCATCTACATAGCCATACGCCGTGGCCCAATGAAAGTGCCTACGACTGGGACGAGTGTGTTTGCGACTGTGGCTCGTACAGGTACAGGTGCAACAGCTTCAGTAACTGCTGGATTCCCTGTTGATATGTATTTGATGCAACGTAGACCTAATCACTTTCCAAACATAGTAGATCGGTTGCGTGGGAATACGAAAAACATTCAAACGTATCAAATTGATGCTGAATCAACTAATTCAAACACCATAACTGGGTTTGACAACATGACCGCAGTTCCTGTCGGTGCGGACACTGATGGTTACGTTAATGAAAGTGGGATAACGTATGTAAATCAAATGTTTAGACGAGCCCCATCGTTTATGGATGTCGTTTGCTATACGGGGACGGGTTCTGCAAGGACTTTGACCCATAACTTACAGGCAGTGCCTGAGTTGATGATTGTGAAGCGTAGAGATTCATCAACAGCGGGGTCTTGGTTTGTATATACGTCTTTTGTTGGCAACACTGGATATGTAGTTTTAAACGCTACAGCAGTGCCAGATTATTGGATAAACATTTGGAACGATACAACTCCCACATCAACACAATTTACTGTGGGTAGTTATTTAAGCCAATCTGGTGGAACTCATGTTGCCTACCTTTTTGCAACGTGCGCTGGTGTAAGTAAAGTTTTTTCCTACACAGGGAATGGCTCATCACAAACTATCAACTGTGGCTTTACAGGTGGCGCAAGGTTTGTTCTTATCAGGCGCACCGACTCCGCAGGTGATTGGTATGTTTGGGACACGGCTAGGGGTATTGTGTCTGGTAACGATCCGCACCTTAGCCTCAACAGAACAGCCGCTGAAGTAACAACAGACGACACCATTGACACAGACTCAACTGGCTTTGTTGTCAACCAAGTATCGGCAACAAATGTGAATGTTTCTTCTGCAACCTACATAGGGCTTGCGGTGGCCTAGACTTAAAGGAATCAAAATGCAAATCAGAACAAATGACGGGCAAGTAATGTACGAATCAGAGTTTCGTGCATACACAAAAGCCAATGGTGGCCCTACATGGGACACAACAACAACTGAGGTGCTAGAAGCCTTGGGTGCTGATGTGATCTTTG